GTGGAGTGGACGTTTGAGTTGCCACTCGTGGTGGATCACAAGCCGGAAATCTGGTTGAGGGGAACCATCGACTGCATACAGGAGTATCCGCAGCCGATCATCGACTGGAAGAACCCGGGGCGGAAGCCGAGTGCGGAGTGGGAGAAGAAACGATGGTCGGTGCAGGCGGCAGCGTACACTTGGGCGGTCGCAACGCAAGCCGACAACGGGTTGAGTGAACCGCTGGGATTCCAGTTCGTGCATCTCGTCAAAGGAACGGTGCATTCAACCCTTGTAGATTTCGGACCTGCGGAGTGGGCCAGTCTGGTTGCGCTGGCCCGCTCTGCGGGTACACTTATTGCCGCTGACCTGCCAGTGTGGCCTCTCAACATGACTGGCTGGCATTGTTCACCCAAATGGTGCGGGGCTTGGGCCTCGTGCCGGGGCAGGTTTGCGGGACCAGATCCATGGAACCAACTATAGAAAGGTAGACCCATGGCAGCAGCAACAGCAAAGAAAGCGGAGAACTGTATCACAGTGTTCCGCAGGCAGGTTATCCAGACAGGTAGTTACGAGCCTGCGGAAGCATCCTGTTCGGTGACACTCACCATAGATGCCGATACATCAGAGGAGGAGGTTGCAGACCTGATTACCCGTTGGGGGTCGGTGCTGGAACTCTCCAACTATGAGGCGTTGGGTGTCGGCTACGAGTTGGCAGAGGACGGCACCGTTGCGATGCTTGCCAAAAGCCTTCCCGGGGCTAGTGCAAGTACACCCACCATCCCGGCTGC